CCATCAACTTCAACGGCTGCGTTCTTACCAATCAATCCACAGTTAGTACCAACTTGTTGAAAAGAAAATGTAAATGGTGGACCAACAAATCTCATAATAAATAATGCTGTATCTGTCCAAACGTAGATTGCATCTCTACCCCTTATTGCTCCAACAATTTTAGAACCATCTGAAAGTCTTTGTGTACCTGCAGTGTTTGTTGATGTTGGCGTGTACGTGTTAATATCTTCTTGCGACGAGAATCTTATAAACATTGGATCTTGTGTAGATGATGTTCCAATAGTTGTTTCTGTACCAAAAAATACTACGTGTCTATCAGGTGTTGATACCAAACTAAATTCTGATGCTGTAGGTGCATTAGTTATAATTGTTGCTCTAGTATTATTAGCTCCAGTTGGATTTGAGTCCCATTCAAAACTTTCACCACCTGTTATAGTTGCAACAAGTTTGTTACCAAAGTTATCTAACGACCATAAACCAGGTGCTGTTACAACGTCACCTGATACAGCCGTATTCCAACCAGCATATCCTGAAGCATCTTTTACTGTAGCTCCTGATGAATGCGAAGCAGCTGTTGTACCATTTGCTCCCCTAGTTAACCCTGTTAAAGTATTACCACTTACACCTGTGTAAGTAATTAATTCGTTAGATATAATAACTGTTCCTGATGATGGAAAAGATGATGCACTCGCCATTGTTAATGTTGTAACTGATGTATTAATTGATGATGAAAGAGTTGAAGTAAATACTCCAGCTTCTATACCACCCCATGAACCAAGTCCCCAACCAGTTGATGCAACCTCTAGTGCTACACCTACTGGGTAATAATGTTTAACACGAATACCACCAGATGTTGAGGCACCTGATCCGGATTCAGCAGAATCCATAGTAACTGTTAATGTAGTTGAACTTGGTATGGTTGTGACTTGAAATTTATTGTCATTAAAATCTGCAGCTACAAAATTAGAATTAGTAATAGATGAAAAATTATCTAATAATATAATATCACCTTTGTTTATATTGTGTGCTGATGAAAAAGTTATAGTGACAGCTGTAGATCCATTAGTTGTACTAAACGCACTTGTTAAAGTTGTTGTCGCTTTAATTGGATGTATGTCATAAAAGATACCACCAGAATAAGCGTATAGAATTCTGTTTGTACCAAGCACGGCATATTTAATTCCCGATGTATTTATAAAATGGTGAATAGCAGTGTTTCGACCAGTAATATCAACTGATCCTAATTGTGCCCAACCCCCTATTTTTTCAGGTGAACCATATCTAAATCTAACATTATCACCATTAACCCATTGACTCTCGCCACCAGTCGATGTGACTTGTTTATTAAATCCAGGTGCAAATTTTACTTTTTGTAGCATAATTATCTAGCCGTCGCAGGCACTCCTCCGCTAGTTACAAATGGATTTTCAGCAAATGCCAAAAATATATATATATAACCATCAGCATTAAATTCTCCATCATCAGTTCTCATTTTAAAACCATTTGAATACATATCTATTAATTTATCTGTACCAGTAGCTTCTGCTGCAGTAGTATCTGCTCTTAGTTTTTCAACTGTTGGATTAAATGGGTCTCTTTTATTATCATATATAAACCAACTTTTAGTGTCGCCTGTATTTTTAGCCATAACCCAAGCTGGTTTAAATCCAGTGTAAATAAAATTGCCATTAGCATTTCCGTTTCCTTTGTAGCTGCCAAATTTTGAGTACCCCTGGCGATTAGAAAAAATATAACTTATGTATGTATCTCCACTATTATTTATTGCACCATCGTCTCCTACACTAAAAACACTTGTGGTTGGTGCTGTATCATTCCATTTAGTATCTTCATCTCCTGACCCAGCATTAGTATCTAATAATATATAATCTGTTTGATAATCAGTATTAATACCAGTGTGTTGCATATTCCAATTAGCAGTTCCACTAACTCTTTTTTTAACTAGTATTACATTAGGTTTAGTTGATAATCCATGTTTTATCGTACCATTACTTCCAGTTCCTGTATATGAACAGATTGAAAACCCAGCAGTTTCAGATACACTTCCAGCACTATCAATACTTCCTATTCCTGTTGAACTTGCATCATTAGTAAATGCTGTTCCAGCTTTCCAATTCCATGATACACAAGTTTTTCCAGCACCAGTAATATTTGAGTTGTAAGTTCCAAGTGTCCAACCATTAGTATTAAATGATTTTAATTCATCATTGTTTGATGATCTATCAACTTCAGCATCAGTTGCGTTTGGTTGTAATCTTTTACCTACTCCTCTAACACTATCGTAAGTTAAATGATCGTTGTCAGAACTTCTACTTTTAAACCAAATCCAATCTGGTTGTAGGTCAGAGTTGCCACCAAAGGTAGCTGTTATATCACTATTTGAACCAGCATATAAATGTGTTTGAAAGTATGCTGATGGGTCATCTATTGTTGTATAAACTGCCATTTATCCTCCTGAACTTCCTAAATTTTTTGTACATAACGCAAGGTAACCTGAAGGAACCGCATATTCAAAGTTTCCAAAACCCTCACCATCTGCGTTGCCTGATGAGATTGCAAAAGCTGGAGAACCAAAATTACATGATACATCTGAAGTAGCTTCATAAACAGATATTGCAAAAAAATAATAATCTCCTACTGTAAATGTATGAGCTGCATTGGTTTTTGATGAACCACTTGTAGGATCGCCAGATGCTTGAAAAGTACCATTGACAGAAAAATAAACAGCACCATTATCTAAATCTAATGCAATACCAACTATATCATTATCACTTAAACCTGCACCATAACTTGAAGCTGTGCCATTTATTACTTTTCTTCCATCACCAAGATAAGCTACTCCATCAACTCCAGCACTACTATCTGAACCAACTTGTCCACCTATGCTATGACAAGTTTCATTACAAACCCCAATGTTAGGATATGAACTACCTCTAACATCTGTTGCTTTAATTTCACAATACCATTTTCCAGTATTAACAGCCATAGTGGTATAAGCATTTCCATTATTTGAAGATGAATTACCTACTGCAAAAAGATTTCCTTCAGATAAAGCAACATGTCTTTGAGCATATTGATTAACTGTTGATAAAAGATTTAATGTTGCAAAATTATTAGTACAGGTATCTATGCTCTGGTCTGTTGCTGCTAAATTAGTTTCTGCAAAATCATTTCCATTTCCACTTTCATCATCTCCTAAATCTCCACTATCTTCAAAATCTAAATAGTATCCATTGTTACCAAAGGTTAAACCAGATACATCTTTAGGTTTCCATATTGTTGGACTATCACTATCAAATTCTCCAAAATCTGTGTGAGCAGGGGCAGTGCCATCAATAAGCACTATTTCAGACATGTATCCGCCAACATAATTATATCCATCTGAAGTAGCAGCAATCGAATGTCTACTACTAGCACTAGCAGCAGTCCAATTCATAACAGCATTTTCTGCTGGATAAGTTATAGTATTGCCAGTAGCCAAAGACCCATTAATATAAACTTGAAGCCTATTACTATCTGTGCCTTGTGTAGTATCGACTTTTAACAAGAAATGCATCCAAGCAGAAACATCTCTAAATTTAGCATCAGAAATCCAAACTGTGTCTGTGCCGTCTCCAGTTCCATGTCTATCAAAAATTCTTATGTCATCTCCACTTCTAAAATATGCCATAGAAACATTAGAACTATCTGTATAATTTTGAACAAAATATTGATCTGCACCTAATTTACTTCTTTTAATCCATGCAGACCAAACAAATTTTTTTCCATCTGTTGGTGTTCCATGCGTTCTTTTAAGAACTGCACTATCCCCACTATTAAATCTACATGAGTTAGCTACATTATAACCAGTAGCCGCTGTTGCTGATCCTACATTGCCTGGTAAAATTAATGGCATATTAAGATCCTAATTCTGGGAATTCTCCTAATGGTCTTTCCATTACAACTGGATCCCCTTCATCAGCTGTATTAACATATGTATATAAAGTCTCAAGAGCTGGTGTGTCTGATGCGTTAGTTATTGATGTTTCCATTGCTGCTTGTTTAGTTCTAATACCATCTCTCCATGTAGTAATAGCACTAGGTATTGCTGTATTTTTTTCTGCTTTACGTGTTATATACCAGTCAGTTTCATTTAATAAATTTTTAGCTTGAGATTTAACTGTTCTAATAAATTTTGTTTTTAATCCTTCAACTTTAACTTCTCCTTCAGTGCCTAATCCATCTGTTTCATCTTGGGCAGTAAATAAAGTATCTGCATGTGCTCTAGCTGTAGCATCGCCATACGTTGCAGTTACAGTTCCAGCAGATGCATCATAAGTATAAGTTTGATTTGTGTTTATGTAATATTTTCCATCTTTTTTCTTACTATCATCAAAAGTTATCTCATAAATACCAATAGCTGCTAATTCACTTGCAGTCCATGCTGAAAATATTCTAGCTGGATATTGAACATCTCCTATAACCAAAGGTTTAGGGTGATTAATAATTTTTGATATTGATCCGTCTGTTATTATTGCATGCATATTATATCCTAACTTTCCGCTAAATTTAATGTTCTACCTACTTCTTGCCATACAGCACCATTGTATCTAAATACTAAAATATCTGTTTTACCATCTGTATCTGTTGTCGTAGGTGCAGTTGATGCCGCAAATTCAAATACTGTATTAAAAGCAATTGTGTGTGAACCATTATAATTAATTTCAACAGCAATGAAAGCACCTTCTACTGCATTACTTGGTGCAGAGAAAGTAGTGTTTTCTGTAGTTAAATGAAAAGCGTTTGCTGCAGCACTTGCGTCCCAAGCTATTGCGTTCGATGATGAAGTAAGTGCTACTTGTGCTACATTAGCTGCTACAGAAAACGTAGCAACTCCTGCTTGAGTAAGTGTTCCACTAACATCTAAATTTCCATTAACATCTATTAAAGTTGAATTAATTTCAACTTCATCATCAGCATTAATATCTAAATCACCATCAGCATCTGATCTAATGTTGATAGCAGAATCTCTAAACTGAAGTTGCATATCAGCATTAAGTAATAAACCATCATTGTGAACGTGAGTTAAAGTAACTTCTGCATTGGCACCAAATTTAAGCACAGCAGCATCACTAATAAGTGTTACATCATCTCCAAATATTGCATCTTTAACTACAGATAAACCACCATCAGTTTGTAGTGATCCATCAGTCGTAGAAGTTGCTTCTGTTGCATCATCTGTTTTTAAAATACCACCAAAAGTACCAGTTCCAGAACCTGCTAAGTTTCCAACTACATCAATTAATGTAG